TTTCCGGCACCGAAAGCCTCTGCAAGGTTGGCCGCATCCAGTCCGAGGCAAAACCCATCATCCTCAGCCGCTCGCTGCCGCTCAGCCATCTGATCCCATCCGTTCGCGTGAGCGACGAGAGTGGTACAGCCCATAGCGATCTGTGAGGGGACTCTGTCGGCCAGTAGAGTATTGGCAGCCCAGGCATCCGCTGGGCGTGGCCAGTGCTGCGATTGAGACGCTGGAGGTATTGCGTCCACTGGCGCGGCGTCAGCCAGGAACTCGAAGGGGGGCATTTGTCGATAACCTGCGACCAGGAATATTCGACGACGCTGCTGGGGGACTCCGAAATATTGAGCATTAAGCACTCGCCAAAATCCCACATACCCGCAGTCCGCAAGGGCCCGGATGACTGTTTCAAAGTCGTGGCTATCGTTGACAGCGAGCAGGTTAACGACGTTCTCAGCACCACCCAGCGAGGTTGAATTTCCTTGAGGATTCGTATGACTTCCCAAAACAGTCCGCTGCGTGCGCCGCGCAGTCCGCGGGTGTCTCGATTGCTTTCTCGGGCGCCGGCGATGCTGATGTCCTGGCAAGGGAATCCTGCGGTAAGGACGTCGACTGAGCAGAGGTTGTGGGCGCCGCAGTGGCGCACGTCTTCAAATTGCTGTGCTTTAGGAAATCGGTCGGCAAGCACAGCCCGGTTGATGGGGTTGAGTTCGACTTGCCAGGCGCTGCGGTATCCCGCGTTTTCAAATCCGACATCAAAGCCTCCTATGCCTGCGAACAGGCTGCCAAGGGTGGGTTTGGGCATTCAGGAACTCGTTGTTCTGGATGCTCAAGGCACGCTTGGGGGAGGCTCGGGGCCTTCAAGTGGTTGAGTGTCCGGCAGCGCGGGCACTTGATCTGTAATTCAGTGAAGCCGCTGACAGCGGCGAGCTTGCGGCAGCAGTGGCCGCAGCGTATGTCTTGCATGCAATCGTCCTTGATAGGTCATGATTTGTCTCGTTGAAGCTTTTTCCATTCGCGATCCGCCGCACGTTTGGCGGCGTTGTCAGTGGCGTACAGCCAACGTAAGCGTTTAGGTTTGCGCTGGTCTCCAGTCGTTACCGGTTTCTGCACACCGGTGTTCTTGTCTCGGTAGTACGCGATGACGCCTGTAAATTCGTCTTTGTTTTCCTCGGCCAACCCCTCAATCGTGTCCTCCGGCAACTTGCTCTCAAGCTCAAGGCTGACGGTGTACCCGCTGTCCGCACTGAGGGCGTGATGCACGTTGCCGCCATACCAGATGATTTCGTCGATTTCAGGTTTGACGCCATCGAGCGTGTAAGTCAGCTCCGGGATCAGATCCGGTCGAGCTGCGGCCAGCGTGTAGCTGAGCGTCGCACTGCCACGTTGCAGTCGGTTGAATTCGGCGCGGGCGGCGCGTAGGGCCGATTGCCGTTCGCTGTACGTGTGGCGCAGATCTTTGAGGTTTTCGCCGCCACCCGCGATGGCTTGTTGTTTCTCGGCGCTGTTCACGTCGTAGAAATAGGCGCGTACGCCGTCGTAACTATCGCGGTCGGCCTGCAGGTATCGGTGTTGATCGCCGTCGGCGCGAGTCAGAGTGATGTGGGGCAGGTCGGCACCGCTGGCGGTCTTGCCGCCGCCGGCCGGCAGGCACAGCAAGCAGCCAGCCTTGACGGTGACGACGGCGTCGAATTCCTCGCCGAGGCGGCTGATCAGATTGGCGTCGGATTCCTTGGCCTGGTCGAGTTGCAGGATGGGTAAACCGTCAAGCGTGCTGGCGATAGTGATGGTCAGGCCGTTGCCCAAGGCGATGTCGCCGAGCACCTCGCCGAGGGTGGTGTTGCTCCAACTGCGTTCGCGTTTTGTTTTCAAGCTCTTGCGCAGATCAGCGGATCGAGCACGAATGGTCAACACGTCCGGGGCGCCGCAGTGTTCGGTTTCGTCGACGATGTAGGAGCCTTTGTCGACTAACCCTGTATCGCTCCAGCCCAACCACAGGCGAATCACAGCGCCGGTGGGTGGGATGGCCAGCAGGCCGTCGTGGTCGCTGAGGGTGATGCTGAGCTGATCGGCTTCAATACCGCGATTGTCGGTGAGGTCCAGGCTTATCAGGCGCGGGCTGATCATTTGGGCGATGTCGTTGCCGTCTACGGTGATGCGGTACGCCGGCACTGGGTAAGCAGCTTCGCGCTGGTAGCGTGAAAGAGCCTTGTCCAGGTAGCCGGTGACGCGGGAGAGGGCCGTGTCAATCACAGCAGTGCCCTCATGATGCTGATGCCCACGCTGGTTCCGGCGCCGATCAAGTCGATGCGGTCTTCATCAATGCGCTTGAGGCTCAACATGAATTCGATACGCCGGGGGGTACCGTCGCGGAAAAACAGGGTCTTGGTTTCACTCAGACTTTCGATGATCCACAAGCCGTAAATCCGGCCGCTGCCTTCGACCATTGGCCACGCCTTACCGGTGTTTGCCATCAGCCTCAATGCATCGAGGCTGAGCGCGCTGCCGGCCAGTTCTGGCAGGATCAGGCCGGGCAGGGTGATCGAGTCGTCACCCCGGCCCAAAAACTGCCGTGCAGGTGCCGCGCCGACACGATTACTGCTCGCGTGTCGCCATTCGGTTTGACGTTGCAAGGCCTGATAGGCCGCGGTGGAGAGGCTGAAGACGAACATGCCCAAGGCCAGCATCATGGGCATTACTCCAGGTCGGCCAAACGGCTGCGTTGACGGGCTTGTTTCTCGTGGTGGACGCGCATCATCTCGGCGCGTACCGCACGACCAATCGCCAACGGATCCATACCTGGGGCAGGGTGGATGTTGATCTGGTAAGTGTCGTGGCTGTCTTGAATCGATGGTGTGCGCGGTTTGAGGGGAGAACGGCTGTCGACGGTCAGCGAATGGTTTCTCGCACCCGGCATAACGCTGATTGATTTGGCCGTATCGTTAAGTCGCAGAGCCAACGCGCTCAGCACGCCGATCGGTTGACGCTGATTGCGCTCCAGTCCATGTGCGAGGCCGGCCATGGTGAAACCACCCAACTCGGCAAAGATGCGGGAAGGACTATTGATACCGAGCTTTTCCTTGAACCAGCCAATGGTCGAGTCGCCGATATCGCCCATGACATTTTTCAACTCGCCGAGGCCGGCCTTCAGCCCTTTCACCAGCCCGTCGATGATCATCCCGCCGAACTCGGTAAACCGGCCGGGCAGCTCGATGCCAAGGTATTTCATGACGGCCGCGAAGGCTTTGTACAGCAGGCCCACGGGGCTGAAGTTGATCAGGGTTTTGAGGATGCCGGTCATGCCACCGTTGAAACTGGCTTTGATCTCTTTCCAAGCATCGGTGAAGTATAGCTTCACCGCGTCCCAGTTTTCGTAGAGCAGATACGCGGCGCCGGCAAGGGCGGTGATGGCCACGCCGATGGGATTCAACATCAGCGCGCGTCCGATAAGCAGCAGCGCCTTGCCCATATAGGGCAAAACTTTGCGACCAAGACTCCACAACAAGCTGATCAGGCTGGGCAGGCGGATCCCCAAGCTCAGGAACATCAGCCGCAACGCCACGAAAGGCAGCATGACACCGGCAACCGTCACCATCAGGCTGCCGAATACCACCGCTAGACCCGCGATGATTGCTGAGGTTTTGACAATGGCGGCCGCCAGTTCTGGATGTTCGGCGGCCCAGTTTTTTACACCGCGAATAATCTCTGTGAGCGATTGGATAAGCGACCGAAGAGACCCGTCCTGCTGGTCCTGTAATTCAATGCCCAGATCCTGCCAGGCACTGCCTAACGTGATCAGGTCACCTTTCAAATTATCAGCCATGACTTTGGCGGTGTGAGCGGCTTCCCCTTGGCTTTCGCGCAGGCTGGCAATCAGTTTTTGCAGCTCGCCATTGCCGGCCTGGTCCACCAATTGGGCCATGCCTTTGACGGCTTCTTCACCGGCAATAGCTTTGAACAGCCCGCCTTTTTTCGCGGTGCCCAGGTGTTGGGTTTTGTCGTGGATCTCTTTGAGGATGTCCGGCATTTTCCGCAGATTGCCTTGAGCGTCGGCGGTTCGGATCTGCAGTTGTGCAAGTGCTTTTTCAGCGGCTTTCGGCGGTGACGCCAAGCGGTTCATGATCGAACTCAGTGCTGTGCCGCCCATGCTGCCTTGCAGTCCGGCATCCCCCAGTTTACCGGCCATCGCGGCGGCGGTTTCCAGTTCGACGCCGTAGGTCTTGGCCATCGGCGCGGCGTATTTCATGGTCTCGCCGAGCATCTGCAAATTGGTATTGGAGCGGGTAAACGTGCCGACGAGTACGTCGCCCAGTTTGCTCATGTGTTCGGCATCCATGCCGAGCCCGGAGAGGATGTTTGAAGCGATATCCGCAGTCTGAGCCAATTCGGTGCCGCCAGCGGAGGCGAGGTCGAGCATGCCGGGCATGGCGGCTCTGATGGCTTTCGGCTCAAACCCGGCCATACCAAGAAAACCCTGGGCATCGGCGGCCTGACCGGCAGTGAATTGTGTGGAACTGCCTAGCCCACGCGCCTGCTTGCGCAGATCCGATAGCTCAACAGCGTTTTGATCGAGGCGGGTGATCGCTTGTACTTTGCTCATGCTGGCGTCGAATTCAATGCCGGGCATGATCATCTTGGCGCCCGCATACAGCGCAGTGCCTCCACTGGCAGCGGCAGTGGCGCCTTTACCAGCCATTGAGGTGGCGACATCTCGCTGATTTTGTAGTGCGGTGCGTGCCGCTGTCAGCCTACGCTGTTGAGCCGCCAATGCCGCCAAGCGTCGGGTCTGCTCAGCGATGCTTTGATTGGCCGCATCGGTTTGCTCACGCAGACGGCGTTCGTGCTGACTGAGGTTTTGGGTACTAAGGCCCGCCTCGTGCAGCCGAGTACGAAGGCGCTGTAATTGCACGCTGCTTTGCTCGTGTTGCTGCTTGAGCTTTTGCGCTTCACGTATTGCCCTGCGTAGGTCTTGCGTCATCGCCCTGGTCGGCGCGGCAGTGGCGGCGATTTGCTGACTCAGCGTTTTGACTTTGTCGCGTGCAGCACTCAGCGCCTGCGCCGTAGTCTCGGCGGCCGCACGTTGCGAGCGCCAGGCGCTCACATTCTTTTGTTGTGAGTTGAGTTCCTTGAACTTTTCGCGTGCGTCCTTCAAAGCGCGGGCCGCGCCGATGCTGCTGCTGTTGATTGCTCTCAGTGGGCGGGTGGCTTGATCGATGGCACTCAGCAATACCCGCAACTTCAGATCATTCGCCATCGACAACACTCCGCAACCTGGCGCGCTCGCGCCATTCCATCAGCTCTTGCAGGCCCAACGAATCCATGTCCGATGGTGCCCAATGAAAAACCACCGCCAAGTCAGCCATGGCGTCCTCTACGCAACGAGGCAGACATCCGTCTTCGCCGACTTCTGCAACAAAAAAGCGGAAATCTTGCTACCACAGGCCAGCAGATCCGCCGGGTCCATGCCGGCGGCTTCCGGCGCGGTAATGC